CCTGGCACAAATAGTCAAGAATCGCCCTGGTGTTGCTGTTCTGGCTTTCCAGAATATCCCTGGTGCTGTTGTTCATCTGGTTAGTGATTGCACAGGTATTTGTCGCCATATTGTAATTTACGCCGTCAATCGCGCGCTGCGTCTGGCAGCAACAATCAGAAAGCTGGCTGGACAAGTTGCAGAATCCACGCTCTACGCCGTTGAATCCCTGCATCATGCCCATCTGCGTGCTGTTAAATCCGCTGTTTACTGCGTTTGTCAGTGCGTATGTACTGTCGCAGATACCCTGCTGAATAGCTGTAATTCCACTCTGCAGATTGTTGAGGGCGAGTCCCTCGTTGATGTCTGCTCTTGTTGCCAATCCCTGCAAACCTGCGCCGTTTGCTCCACCGCCGAAGCCACCGCCCCAGCCACCGAAGCCGCCCCAGCCGAACATACCGAAGATAAGGAAAAGGATAATCCATGCTCCCCAATCTCCGCCCCAGCCACCGTTGTTGTTATTCCCGGTTCCGGCCGGCTCTACATTCATAGTAATAGGTACTCCTGATTCCATCATGTTTCTTACTCCTTTAATATATTTACAAAATCATGGCCATTGATTTGTATGCTATTTAAAAAATCCTTTGAACATGCCCTGCATTTGCTGGGCTTGCTGTTGTGCTGCATTAAGCTGCTGCTGGCTTACCTTGCCAGATTGGAGCAGCTTGTTTATTTCCTCATTTGGGTTTTTACCTTTCATTTCCTGCATAAAGCGTTGGAACTGCTGGAACATATTGCCGCCCTGCGCCTGTCCTCCGCTCATTGCTCCGAAAACTGGACTACTCATTAGCATTTCCTCCCTTACTTCTTGCACCGCCGCTTGATTTCTCTGTTCTCTTGGCTGTATCGCCACTGTTATCAGCGGCATGAAAATTGTTCAACCGCTCCAAAATCTCCATGTATTTGCCCTGCAAAGCGTCATATTCCTTCCGTGTGACGTATTTATCATCTAAGTTGATTTGCTCATTCTGTGGGGATTGTGGAACGCCCTGCGGTGTGTTATGTGTGCGCTCTTTATAGTCAAATATTTGAAGTGGCAGCGGAATACCTGAAGCGTCTGCCGACTTGATATAAAAAACGGGGTTCTCACTGTCCATCAGCAATACGGACTGTCTGGCTCCCACCATCCAGCTTTTGGCTGCTGCCTCCCCTTGCACATATGCCCATGTCTGATTTGTTTGCGGCGGCTGCACTTCCTGTTGCATCTGTGGTAACTGGTATTGCTGTGCCTGCAACTGTGCGAGCCTGTCCATTGGCGGCTGCACTTGCAGCTGATAAGTATACGGGTAAGGTTGGGAAAACTGGTTCGGGTAAGCCATGCTCTGATTCCTCCATAGATTTCATAAGTTGTTCGGTCATAATGCCGTCACTTGCGCTTTTATAGTCGGGGCAGAAGTCCCATAAGTTGAATAGTATTCCTGTGTTCATGGTTATATTTTTGCATAAAAATAGAGGGCTTCCCATACTCGGAAAACCCTCGTTTTTTCTTCTATTTTTATTCAATTATTGTCCGTATTTTTCGCAATATTTTTTGAAATACACATCTCTCAATGGTAGGACTTTGATAATTTTGTCTGTAACAGATTTAGAAAGATCGCTGATTTTTGTCATACCATAACCCGTTTGTCCTGCAATTTCCTCAAGGCTCATACCGTCCCCCTCATTTCTTAAATCAAAGAACATAGATTCGTCCGGCGTAAAATTGCACTCATTTCTAAAAAGTTCCAATTCCCATTTAACAAAACCTTCTACTTTCTTCTTCATACAGACACTACTTTCTCTTTTTCTTAGTTCCCTTGCTGCTTCCCTTCTTTTTCACCCGTGCTTTCTGCCCCATTGTATACGTCACCTCCGACTTCATGATTAAAGTAATTGTATCCTTCTCCGTCCTGCGACACATAATCGTAAGACTGGAATACATACAGCCATACCATATTAGTTCCAACCAGCAGGACGATTAGCAAGATAATCACGATCCACATTATTTTAAGTTGCTTAACCAGTGCGCCTAATACGTCTGTGGCGCTGTTTTCTTTTACATTATCCCTATTTTCCATAATCCATTTCCTTTAACCCTTATTTTGTATCCAAATATTCAGGAAGAACACCATCATTGAATGATTTTAAAATACTAAGCGGTATTCCTGAATGTTCGGATATTTCCTCTATCGTTCCTCGGCGGCGAACTCCGTCAATCACGCACTCCATCATTATTGGTTCTGTGTGAAAACGGTTTGGAATCCAAAAATATTCACGACCCGTTTCTTCTTTCCGCTGTCTTACCCAATCAGAAAAACACTCTTGACGCTCCCTGAATGTCATGTTTTCACAGTATTTGTCCCACGCTTGTTGATTTTCTCTCAAATATCTTTTTCCAAAGAAAATCCGTTCTCTGCTTTTCGGATTAATTACAGCATATAAACCGCCAATAAACAGACCTGGAATCATCATAATTATAATTGATGTCAAAAATTGAATCATCCACATACCTCCGCTCTGTATTTCCCTCATTATAGCAATTTTAGGGAGTGGTTGCAATCAGTCTTTCGTATTTTCTCCGTCCAATATTTCTTCTGGTGTCCTGTCCTCAAATTCAGACCATCTAAATTCTTCTGTTGAAAAATCACCCTCAACAGAATCGTCATAAACATTCACTTCTGAATTTTGATATAGTTTTTCGACTGCCTTTAATATCTTCTCTTTGCCAGACATAAATTCAAATTCTTCTGGATTTTCCTTTATATAATTCAAAACTTTCTGACCGTCTTCATCGGACAAAGAACATGTATAATATGCAGTTGCAACTGCTTCTAATTTAAACATTCAATTATCCCCTCTCCCAAAAATAAATAACTTTCCTGTCCGAACTATCCCAAGTATCGTAAAACATACCATCAACCACGGTTACAACATGTTCATTAACCCCTAAAACATATGTACCTCTTGTAAAATTACAGCAGAATTTATGTACATCCATAGGATAATCCGGCTCTACCCTCACAAATCCATTCCGTTTGAGATACTCTCCCCACACTGCATTGGAAGAATTGCACCCGTCTGCCATGTCAAAAGCTATATTTGACAAATCCCAGTATACTTCATCCCAGCTTCTCCCCGTAGCCTTGCAACACGCACGAATGGCGCAGTCGCCGACACGCCTATCCTTTGGATTGGGGTTGTATTTTATCCATCTATCCATTTTCTTCCTCGCTCCGATTACAAACAGTCACGGTATATTTCACACTGCAAAAGGGGAAAGTCATAATTCTAATACCATCCCTCACAGCGCAATAATGACTGCTATCTGTTATAACTAAATCATCACAATCAACACTGATTTGTGTTCCGTCATTGAAAAATACTTTTACGGTAAATTCTCGCATCTTCCCTACCTCCTACCACAATTTTACAATAGATTCGGGCAGGGGTTGTACCAATTTAATAAACATACACATAAGACTGTTTTAACTCCATTATCTCAATCTCAATTTTAAATCTTCCATGCGGACAGTACGCATATTTCCCACATTCATCAGCAAGGCAGAGTGTTCCGTCCTCGTCTATATGAAATCCCTCCATATCGCAATACATGAGGCCTTTCGCCCATTCTTCTGTTAATGCGATATTGCTCATATCCGGCTCTTTACCTGTGAGTATATCAATAACACTAAACCTCATTCTTCCTTCTCCTTTTTATATCTCCTTGCCCCTGCATTACTCCGCTTTGTCTGCTCCCTGCCAAAATCAGCTACCTTTATACGGTCATATTGCGGCTGTAAATCGTTGGTGGCGCAGAAATCGTTATACGCCTTGTTTTTCTGTGTCAGTTGGTACGCCATGCGATCATATTCTTGTTGCAGCTTGCCAACGTCCATATCTTCACGGGGATTGTTTATCTGCTCCTGTTTCTCTATCAGCTTTCGCTTCCATGCCCGCAGGCTCCGCTCCATAGCACGCTGTTTCTGCTGAAGCTCATAGCGTTTTTTATTTTCCTCGCTGTCAATTTTCAGATTGCCTTTTTCGTCCACATAGGGATTGCGTAAGCGTGGATCCCATGGCTTATGTGAATGCCTGCAATTATACCCATGCAATCCAAGCGGATTGTCAACCTTGCCCTGCCCGGTCGTCGGGTCAATGTCATACCCTGTGGATTCCAACAGATTAGGATAGCCCGTCTCGCTCCCTCTTATCCGATAAGCCTTACCTTGCCAGTCAGCATGAGAAGCAAGCGGCGGCTGTCCTTTCTGCGCCACTCTCGCCCCCAAATGCGCCGATACAAGGACATACTCAATTCCACCCTCAACTATGTATTGATTCGTCACTTGCGCCGCTGTCTGGTTCATGCTCGTTACCACGCAGCACCGCACCGCCGCTTCCAGCGTCCGGCGTGTACCGCTCGGATAATCAACATATATCCCCCGTCCTGCATATATATCTAAAATATCACACACCGCCGCTGAATAGCTTTGCACTCCTGCCGCCACTCTCAAATCAGCTTCATCAAGCATATTGATAAGATCAATCTGGCTTTGATTCATTGTAGTACGTGTCAGATTAGCCAGTTCTCCTAAACTCTTTTTATATTCTGCATCCATAACACGTATCACAGCCGGATTTTTTAACGGAGATTTTACAACATCCACTGCACCATGGATTCCTTATCATCTTCCCATGATACCATAACAGCTTCTTGCAGTATTTTTTTTAGTTCATACCGTGTTAATCCGGTCAATTTCGATAGCTTATTTTCTATCGCCCGTCTACTTTCTCCCATCTGCTTTAATTTCCAGATAAGCCGGTCGGCGGTGGCGGTCATTTCCCCGGCGGATAGTAGGCGGCGGGTTATGTCTTTTAGGATAAAGTTTTCCAACTCTGAATATAGCTGTAAAAGCCTATCCTCACGATTTGTAAAGTAGTCCGGCGGTAACATTACGCCATCTCCCCATTTTCAATCAATACAGACTGCCCACAATGCCAGCAAAACACTTTATCGTCTTTTACTGTATTTGCCCGCTTCTTCCATGCTTCATTATGTGTTCCGCATCTCGGACAAGTAAATTCATGTTCTACTGCCATAGGAATATTGTTACTTGTAGCACTTTTTACAATGTCAAAAGCTCTAAGTATTCTTTCAGATGGGCTTATCCCGATAAGCCTTTTTATTACTCCCAATGCTTCTAACTCTGTCATTCCCCTGCTCCTTTCCAGAAATATCTTCCACCGCTTCAAGAATGTTTTTAATCAACACATTCCAAGAATTTACTACCATGTTTGTACCGCGTATTAGCGGTTCAATAGTGTTGATGATGATTTCCATTTCCTCAATTATCATTCCCCTACTCCTTTCCTGCTGTCCTTTTGACTAAATCTATCCAAATGCACGCTCCACGCCAAAATCAAAAACTGTAAGCTGCGCCCTATGCTCCTGCAGTCTTTTATTTGCCAAATCGTAATAATATCTGTCCTTTTCAAAGCCGACATAATCTATTCCGTATTCCTCATAGGCTATTAAGCTACTGGCAGAACCAACATGAGTATCAAGGACTTTCCAGCCTTTTTCTATGTATTTCTGTGCTATCCACCGATAGAGATTGACCGGCTTCTGCGTTGGGTGTATACGCTTCTCATTCAGTTTTTTATTACCTTGCTGAATATGCCCTTCCTCTATGGATTTTCCCTGCATCATGCCATTCCACATATACCTAAATAGCCGTACAGAATCGTGCATACTGCAGTAAGCAATCTCACAGTCTGAAAAACTGCTGTCGCCGTTGCATTTATCCCATACAATACGGCCAGAACCAAAAGGATAATCAAAGTAGTTGCATCCCCATATAATCTGATGTTTTGAAACTCTGGACAGTTCTTCAAAATATGTTTTATCTGGAACACTCCACTCGTCAGACGGTTTATAATGTCTCTGTACTCCGATAGGGCTTACTGTCCGGCCATAATAATTTCGTTTTTCTGGCCCGCTAAAATACGGAGGATCAACCACCGCAATATCAAAATACTTGTCCGGGAACTGCGGCAAATGTTCCATGCAATCCCCGCAAATAAAGCTGTTCATTTCAACCATATCCATACCCCTTTTCCTAACCATTTATTATATTTTAGGGTATTTTTGTATGGCTGATGTACCATTTTAATCTCTGCCAGCGGTCTGTTTAACAAGCCGTACCCATTCGTCTTTGTGCTGCTGCTTCGCCTTTTCAAACCAATGGTCGCCCCGCTCTGTTCCTTCTGGATGATATTTTAACTTTTCGCCCGTCGGGTGTTTGCTCGGAGGGGAATACCAGCCAGTAATATTTCCTTGACTGTCTTTAATCGGGATATTGGGGCCGTACTTAATCCCTTGGTATAAATAATTCGCATACGGTACACCAACCGAAGCACCGCCCCATTGAATAGTGCCGCCGTATATTCCGTCCGGGTATTCGACACTTCCAATAAGCGCGCCTTGCTGGAATGGTATCAGAGGGTCGCAGTCAGCTACCACTTGCATATTCAGAAGTTTCTGTGCCTCCCGAATATTGCGGTCAATCCTATCGGTATTCAGTTGTACATCAACATTCCCTATGTGCTGTCTGATTCTCATAAAACTACTCCTTGCACTCTATACAGTTTGTTTCAATCTCCAAAAACTCCCCGTCCACAATTTCCCGTTGTGGCTTATTCAGAATTTTTTTGAAATCCATCAGAAACAATGCGACATCTATCTTGCTTGTTTCGCTATCCATCAGCATTTCAATAGCTTTATCTATACTGAATGATATGTATTGTATAAGATTCACTTCCTATTCCTCCCCAAACAATCCCTCTTTCGGCTCATTCTCGCTCTTAGCTTCTGCCGCTACTGCCTTTGCTTCTTCCTCGCTCATTCCCTCAAACTTGACATAATACAGCCAAAGAGGGTATTTACCAAGCGTCACATACTGCCAATGCCTTGCCCTGTCCTCTTCCCAGTTGTATGTTATATCGCCAAAATCATAATTGACTTCATACACTCCAACAGGTGCAAGGTTGTATATATCTGCATACTTATCCAGCGCATAGATAAGTCCGTCCGTAGCCGACTGGAAGCTGTCCCGTATCTGCTTTATGTACTGTATAGTCTCCCGGTCATCCGCTTCTACCTGCGTGGCGGTAACGTGCCCTGTCCTGCCATTCAACACAAATTGCCCCGTGCTATACCCACACTTCACGCCGACAAGGTTCAAAAAGTGGTCTATTCCGCTTAATCTGTCCGCTGTCTGTAATGCAGGGTTTACTTCGTGGTATTCTTCCCCGGTAGTGCTGCCGGGCAATATACGAACGTGCCGGGGTAATGCTTTCCCGGTCTTATCCACCGCACCACCGGGAGCGAACCGGCTACGCACCGGCCGGCCGGGTTCGTCAATCAGCATATCCCCCAGGAACGTAATTTTCTGACTATCGAATATTTCATCTTCTAAGCGTGTCCACGCAATATCCAGAGATTTCATCTCCTTTTGAGCGTTGGAGAAAATAGAAACGCCAAGAGGACTGCTCATATCAATATTATTAGACAGCGGCATTTTGAAAATGGAGAAAAGCGGCTGTTCTATATTCTGATAAGCAATATCTTCCTGCAGGTTCGCCCATACCGTCTCTTTTATGCTGCACTCCTGCCCGATACCATTCGCCCCGGTTGCCTTGTATGTCTTGTTGGTGATCCGGAATATCCGCACATCTTCCGACACATCTTCAAACCGCTGCCACTCTAACCGGGTATAATACCACTTATCCCCCGGCTCATGGTAATGGTCGAAGAATATTCCGCCATCAATCTTCCCATCCGTGGCGTGTGTCGGGCAAAAATCCCACGGCATGACATAATCTATGCCCTCACCATTTGGCTTTAAGATGATATGCCCAAACGCACACGCTTTCTCACATTCCTCATTCTTCATCCGTGCAATATAACTTCTCATAAAGCCATTGATCCAGTCC